TGCGCTGCATTGACGTTCGTGCTCGCCCCGATAGCGATGGAGTCGAGGCCGAATGCCCCCGCGCCCTCACCGACAGCGATGGATCGGTAGTTGCTGGAGTCAGCGCCGTTGCCCAGAGAGATGCCCGCCGTGGAGTTCCCCACAGCGTTCTTCCCGATGGCGATAGCCCCCACCTGATTGGCATTCGCCCCGTACCCCACCGCCGTCGCGTCATCCTGCTGAGCGAACGCCTGGCCTCCTAGCGCCGTGGCCCGAAGAGCGCTGGCAGTCCTAGACCCAGACCCGATAAGCGTGCTGTTCGTAGCGTTGGGGGATTCGTGGAGATGATCAGCATTTGACTTCCCGTCCAACTGCTTCTTGGTCGGGATGTCATCGTCTGCATCGACAGGAGCGAGGTTCTCCATCAGCGGCCCTGCACCACGCAGCGGTACGCCGACGCCGTCACCGCGCTGGCGAAGACGAGCGTCACCGTGTTGACGGTGGGGCGCTGCACGTCGCACATCACGGTGTCGTAGTTCCCCGAGTTCCGGTACACCGTCACCGCCACATCGCGAGTGTTCAGGTTGTGGGTGATGGTGACCGACGTTCCAGCCCCGACATCACCGGCGAAGAACTTCGGGGCCGCACCCCCCACCAGGGTGGTGGCGATGGAGACGTTCGCGGAACCGTCCACGGACGCCGCCGTTCCGGTCACATCGCCGGTGAGGGTGATGCTGCGAGCGGTGGACCACCTGGGAGCGGCGTTGATCGTGATCGAATCAGCGGCGACCGTCATATCGGCGTTGGCGCTGACCACGTTGAGGGTCACATCGCCGGACAGCGCCCCGCCTCCGGTCGTCCCCGCGCCTGCGATCACCTGGCGTGTGTTGGGAACCTTGGCCGCTAGGTCAGTGGTGAGGTTCGCGATCTTCGATTGCGCGATGGCTGCGGACCCGTTGACATCGGCGTCCACGATCACACCGGAGCCGAGAGAGGTGGCGAAGGACAGGTTGCCCGTTCCGTCGAACGCGGCTGACGCCCCCGTCACATCTCCGGTGAGGGTGATGGTCCGCCCCGTGGTCCACCTCGGCGCAGAGGCAACGATCACGTTGTCGGCGTTCACCGTGAGCGAGGCGTCACCCGCCACGAAGTCGATGGAGTTCCCCGTACGGGTGAGGCCAGTCCCCGCTGTCAGGTCGGAGGTGGCCGAGTAGCGGGTCCAGGTCGAGGTGGAGGAGCCTGGCACCCACGGGTCCGCGCCGATGGAGGTACAGATGAACTGGGTGTCGGCGAAGGTAGTGCCCTGCGCCACGGGGACGAGGGTGCCGTCCGCCAGTTCTCCTGTGGCGTCCATGTCGGTGGCACGGGTCCACGCCCCAGCGTGGACGTTCCAGATGCCGTTCTGGCTGGCGTCGGTCTGCCCCGCGCAGAGCACCCGCTGGTTGTCCGTGAAGGTCACCCCGTCCACCGTGGGCAGACCGGACTGCGTGACGTTCGTGGTGCTGACCGCCCGCACCGCGCTCTTGAACGTGAAGCCCTGGCTGGCCAGGTCCGCGTACTGCTTGGTGACGAGGTGCATCGGGTTCGTCGGGTCGGCGTGCGCCGAGAGGAATCCGGTGAGCGAGCCGCCGGAGAACGGAAGGTAGGTGGAGGCGGCGGTGGACGAGGACAACTTCGCCGCCAGGTCCGCGACGAGGTTCGCCACCTTGCTCTGCGCGATGGCAGCGCTGGCGTTCACGTCGGCGTCCACGATCACGCCGGTAGCGATCTGCGGGTTCGGGTACGCGCCAGTGAGGTCTCCGCCAGCAGCCCCAGTGGGAGGACCACCGGAACCCGCCTCCCCCAGAGCCACCCAGCCGGTGCCGTTGTGGAACTTGACCTGCTTCGAGGTGGAGTTGTAGATGAACCCCGCCTCGTATCCAGTAGGGTCAGCAGCCACGACAGGGACGACGAAGTTGAGCGCCGGAATCTTGGAGAACTCGACGGCGTCGAGCATCGTTACTGGCATTGCTACCTCCTAGGTGCAGTTCGCCCGTCCGGTGATGGCGTTCGCGAATGTGATGGTCAGACGGTCGTCATTTACGTAGTAAACGGAGCCGTAGATGACGTTTCTCACCGCATCCTCGGTAGTCACCTCAGGATGCTTCTTCATGAAGTGGTCCACGGTCCAGACCTTGCTCATCATCGACTGGGTATGGACGTACTGGGTGGCCGAAGAAGGAGGACCAGGGGGGCCAGGCGGTCCTGGGTCGCCCTTCTCGCCGCCCTCCTTGACGACGATGGTCTCCTTGCCGCCCTCTTTGATGACGACCGGCTCCTCCGGAGCCTGGTCCTCGACGACGACGGTCATCGGACGACCTCGTTGTTCGTGGCCCGCACCATCCCCCGCAACTCGGTCTTCGATTCGGTCTCACCAGCCCTGGTGGCCTGGAGTTCCCAGTAGGCGTTGTAGGGCAGCCGCCGCGTCTCGTCTCCGGTGAGGGACAACTTCATCTCTCTCGGGCCGACCTGGGTCTGCGTCCACGACTTCAGGGGAGGACCGACCGTTCCGGTGCGAGTGCTGGTGGGGGAGCGCCTGATCTCATTCTTGATGACCGCCCCGTCCAGGTCGAATGGGAACTGGACCACGAACTCCTTCGGGTCTCCGGAGATCACGTCCACGTCGTAGGTGCCGATGCCGGTCTTGACCGGCGGGGTGCCCAGCAGGTTCGGCGGGAAGAGCACCCGCTTCGGACGGCTGCTGTCGTCGTACTCCTGCGGCAGGTACACGGGGACCAGGCGGTTGGTGAGTTTGGCGGTCCTCCGCATCGTGAAGGACTCGATCCGGTTCAGGCCGATGTTCAGGGCCTTGGCCATCTCGTCGTACTGCTGCTGCCTGGCCCCGATCATCTCGGTGAGTTGCCGGTAGCGCTCCGAGCGGGGGATGTTCACACCGTCCGGAGACAGGATGTCGATGTCGAAGGCGGCGTCGGTGGCCAGCGCCCACAGCGCCTGGATGACAGCCAGGACGGCTACTGGATACTCCTCGACGGGCTTGAGGTCGCCCAAAGTGAAATCGCCGCCGCTGTCGTCTCCACGGTTGTGGGAGTGCTGGGTGACGGCGGTGCTGATGAAGACCCTGAGGTCGGCGTCGGAGAAGTACCGCCACTTCGTGCCCTCGATCTCCCACACCTCCCCAGCGGGGGGAGGATCGCGGAAGACCATCATCCCCGCGTCGTAGTCGAAGGTGATCCCCTCGAACCCTGGGTCGATGACCAGCGCCCCGTTGCGGTAGACGAGGAGGTTCTCTGGGTTGATGGGGCGGTGCTCGATGTTGAAGTGGTCGCGCACGCCGTCGCCGACGATCTCGAAGTCGAAGGGCGCGGACAGGTCACCCAGGTCCATCCGCACTCGGTCCAGCAGACGCTCGTCGAGGGTGCTCACTTGGGCCTCTCCTCTTCCTCACTGTTGCGAGGATCGGGAACGTCCCTGTTACGCGCCCAGTCGCTGATCGCCATCGTGGACCAGACCGCCAGCATCCAGATACCCAGGACGGACAGCAGCAGGGCCTGGCTGGAGGAGATTTCCATCCGCACCGGCAGCGCCACGAGGAGCAGCCCCACTCCGAGCGCTAGCGGCACCTTGGGGGGGTTGACGATCCTCACCCCCCCAGTCTGCCGTCCACCAGGGGCGGGAGTCCGGCCTTACAGCCGCTCGTAGAGCAGACCCAGTTCTCCGAGGCGCTCAGCGACGCCCTTGGGCACCTTGTACTTGCCACCGGCGATGAAGGTGTAGGTGTTGCCGTGCCCGTAGGTCATGTTCTCTATGTCCTCGGCCACACGGACCACCACGCTGTCATCGGCCAGGACCACACCCATCTCGATAACCTCGTCGATGATGGTCGGGCTGTCGGGCCGCACCGTCATGTCGTGGATGGAGTCCGAGAAGTCCTGCTCCTGCTGGGCGGTCATCATCGCCATCTCCTCATTCCGCAACTTCTTCTCGGCGGCTGCCTGCTTGGCCAGTTCCTCGGCCTGCCGTCCGGTGAAGTCGTTGGAACGCTTAGTGCGGGAGGGAGCGGTCACAGGGTTCTCCTTCGTACGGGTTGTCCCATGATGCTATGGGAACAGCCTCTTACACCGTAAGAAGCGGGGGATCACTCCGACCGCATACGGTTCCTGGTGCTCTCGATGGTCTGAGCGCCCAGGTCTCGGAACTGCTCCATCGAGAGGTTCCGGTTCCTCATCCCGCGATGGATGATGTCGTACCCGAGGTCGGCGGCGAACTTGACCCTCTTGCGCTTGGAGCGGTCCAGCACGGGCCTGGTCCCCCGGAGGTTCTCCTCCTCCAGAGCCGCCATCTGGTCCAGATGGTGCTGCCAGACCGTCAACCGCTCGGGGGGGACTCCCCGCAGATCGCTGCGGACCTTCTTCGCCATGCCCCAAGCCTAGGGAGGAAAGATGGGCCGGTCTGCGCTTCCCCGCCCCTACTCATCCCCCGGATAGAGGGGCCGCAGACCGGCCCTTTGGAGACTAGACGATCCTCTTCGTCGGCGTCGCCATCTTCTTCACACCCAGGGACGCCCTGTTCTGGATGTTCTTGCCGACACCGCCCGCCATCCTCGCAGCCGGTTTGGACCCGACGCCGCGCTTGGCGGTGCCCAGGCCCTTCGCGCCCATCGTCATGCCGGTGGGGGACTTGGCGGCTGGCTTCCCCATCTTCTGGGGCTTCATCGGAGGCATGGCCACAGCCTATCCCTCCAGGTACTCCAGCAGCCTGCGAAGAACGGCGGGATCGTCCTTCACATAACCGAGGGCGGAGTTGCAGTTGGAACAGAGAAGGCCACGGAAGCATTCTCCGCAGGCTCTCTTCCCAGGGCAGCAGGAATGGTCATGGTCGATGTGCGGAGAAAACACCTTGGTGTCCTCGAACCCGACCTCGCACACCGCGCAGGCGTAGTCCTGCTCCAGCAACTTGGCCTCGTAGACCTCCTTGGTGATCCCGTACTGGGCGTACCGTTTCGTCCCGTTGGCGTACCCGAGAACGCACTGCTTGCAGAGCACCCGCTCTTTGCCGCTCTCCTTGCGGATGTAACGGTAGGTCGTTTCTTCGGTGAGTTCGTGCCCCTCCGGACACTGCTCGCCCAGGACGAGGTACTTCCGGATGGTTCCCTCCGCGATCCTGGCTGCGCTGTGGCGTGAGCGGGGACTGGTCGGATCGGGCTTCGGGCCAGGCTTCTTCAGTCCCCTGGCGATGCGCTGGGCCTTCCGGTAGTGGTTCTGGCACAGCCCCTTGGACCAGTGCGTGTTGTCGCACCCCTCTTCGCTGCACTTGCCAGGCTCTTTGGTCGGCCTGCCAGCGTTGCGCGTCCCGACCAGCGGGTCTTTCTCCCTTCGGAGCAGTTGCTGGTAGTGATTCACGCAGAGTCCGCGACTGCGAACTTCCTTGGTGCAGCCTTCCCGACTGCATTCCTTGTGCTCCATCTTGTTCCCCCGTGCTGAAAGGGAGCCGCCAGGATCGGCGACTCCCCTTCAGTGTAGCACTGAATCTGGTACACGAACTACATGCCCTTCGACACATGATCTCGAAAGCATGTATTGCGATTCAGTTTGTCGAAATCGTGACAATCGCATCATCAGTAATTTTCCCGAGGCCCCAGATCGCGTACCAGGCCAGGGCGTGCTCGCGACCGAAGTCGATGATGCCGCCGTCGCGCAGTTCCACGGGGAGAGAGATCGCATGCCCGAAGGCGTTGTCGCCGATCATCAGCGCGTCGTAGCGGACGGCGTTGGTGCCAGCCGTCTGCTTGATCTGCGTGGTCTCGATGAACACAGCGTCATAGAGACGCCCGATTTCTCCGAGCATGAAGTTGCCAGGTGCGGCGTACTTCGTGACCTCGATGAACTCGGGGTTGTCACGCAGGCGGCGCGACTGGTGGGGATGCACGAACGAGACGTACGTCTCCCCGAGGCGGGGCACGTTCTTGCTCGCGAGCGTCTCGACCGAGTCCTTCACGGCGTGGGTGGAGAGGTAGTAGCGGTCGGTGGCGTGGTCCAAAGCAGCCGCGTTCGCAGCGGGGGTGCCCGCGTCGTACGGGCTGATCGGGGTGATCGAGCCGGTCGGGGTCTTGTAGCCGAAGACCTGCGAGGTGCCGGTCAGCAGCGTGTCCCGAGCCTGCTGGTCCAGGTACAGCGCCATGTTGCGCCCCAGGAGGCGCGAGGCCGATGCCATCACGTCGTCGAACGAGGCGTTCAGCAGCAGTTCGGAGACCGCGACGGCGTAGCCGTGCTCGGTCACCGTGATGCTGTACTGCTCGGCGGTGATCGCATGGGTCTCCATGCGGACACCCTCGACCAGTGGTGACTGGTTGGCGGGCAGGTTGATGTAGCGCATGAAGTTGATCTGGAGACCAGGCGCGACACCGAGTTCAGTCTTCTTCACGGCGAACTGCTCGAACCGGAGGATCGGCATCGCCTGGAAGAGAATCTCCTTCGACCAGATGGTCTGAATCGCAGGAGCGAGTCCTTGGCCGGAATCGTATCCGGTGGGAGCCGCCGCGAGATTCGGGGTTCCGGTGATCGAAGAAGAAGTGCCTGAAGCGGCGAATGGATAGACGGCCATCGGGAGTCGATGTCCTTTCGGGTAGACGGATTATCCGAATAGGCCCCGATTGGTAGGTCCACCGGAGGCTCCCCCTCCGAGGAGGGACTTCCGATGCTTCGCATAATCCGACATCGACATATTCCGGATTTCCTCCGGAGTGTAGTTCCTGTTCGACCCTGGGTTGTCGCCAGACACCGGCGAGGTCACCCTCGCGGTAGGCATCTGTTGCCTCTGATTCTGCATGGCTTCGGCGGTTTGGGCAAGGATTCGCTCGGTTCGGGCAGCCATGTCGTTCGCGGAGGCCACGATCTCCTCCGGAGTGTCCCCCTCGATGAGGTCCAGAAGTTCCGGAGCGACACGGTCGGAGTACTGCTGCACGACCTGCTGGCGGTACTCCATCAACTGCGCGAACTGGGTCTCCCGCTCCCGCAGCGCCCGCTCGGCCTCGACCTGGCTCTGCACCTGGGCCAACTGCGCCTGCCACTCCTGCTCCTTCTGGGCGAGCAGTTCCTTGGCCGACATCTCGGACTCGGCGCGCTGGCGGGCCTCCGCCTCCAGGCGGGCCACCGTCTCCTGCATCGTCTCAAGACGCTTGTACATCTTGGACTTCTCCTGCTCCCGCGCCTTCTCGATGTCCTCTTGGGTGAAGACCTTGGGATCGGACTGGCCGTTCACCCTCGATCCGAGCATCGTCTCGGCAGTGTCGTTCGTTCCGGAACCACCCTCTTCGGAGGGTTGGGTGGTGGTCAGCAGGGAATCGGTCATCAGCAGCCCTTCGTTTACTGTGTAAACGCCAAGATAGCCAAGGATCGGGCAGGGATGCTCCGACTCAGTCCGACTCGGCCTTCGTGGCGACCCTCGCCTTGCGCTTCAGGTAGGAAGCCGCCGACTCCTCCTTGGCGCACGCACGACACTTCCGGCGGAAGCGTATCTCCCCGTCCTTGTTCTTCCAGGTGTTCACCCGCAGGTTGTCACCGGACAGTTCATGACCCTTGAAGCACTGCGTCTTGGCAGCGTTCCGCGCAGCATGGGTCTCCCCTCGCAGGAGGTTCTCCCTGGGGGTGACCGGCTCCAGATGATCGGGATTCACGCAATGCCGCACCCTGCATAAGTGGTCCAGGTGCATACCATTCGGGATCGGACCTACCACCAAGATGTAGGCCAACCTGTGGGCGCTACCCCTCCTACCGACTGATCCGTAGCCGGTGCGCTTGTAGATGACGCCCGTCCAGAGCCAACAGTCCCCGCTCTTGTCCACCATCGACCAGAACGCCTCGTCGGTGAACTTCTTGACCCTAGCCGTCACACAGGGAAGTCTACGGTACTGGTATACCGACCTAGTCTGAGGACTCCGTCTTGACGGTAGCCCCCCCGATCTTGGTGCCGTAGGCCATCGTGAGCAACCTGTTCCTGATCTCGGCGTCCGCCGCCGCCGCCTCCGGCGTGGTCGGGGGTGCTCCGTAGCCCGACATCTGGTCGGGGATGCCGTCTCCAGTGGTGTCGATGGGTTCTGGTGGCGGGGCGGGCATGACCATGCCGTCCGGAGTCACCGTCATCCCCGTCATCTCGGCCAGGGCGATGGCGACCTGCGCCTTCACCAGACCCAGCGCGCCATCGGCGAGAGCATCCTCGATGAGTTCGTCCCTGATCTCGATCAACTTCTCGTCGGGGAACTCCTCGCCCAGAAGACGGAGAGCACCCTCTCGGGACTCCAGGCCCAACTGGAACTTCGCCTGAATCTCGTTGAGCAGGACCAACTTGTCCAACGGGAGCGGCGGAGGCCACTGCGCTTCGCTGTAGTAGGTGATCGGGTTCGACGGGTCCAGTTGCGGGAGGTGGTCCCCCTCCAGCGGGGAGTTCAACTCGGGGTTCCAGATCAGCATGTCCGGCTCTTTGACCGCGATGGTCCGGATCACCAGTTCGTTGATGCGCTGGATGCCGTAGCCGTACTGCGTGGTCTTCTGCTCCCAGCGGTTCATCAGGGGCTGGAACTGGATCGAGAGTGCGACGCCGGAGGTGTTCGAGATCGACTGGACCTGGCCGAGCGCCGTCTCCGGCACCCCGACCATCTCGTGCATGGTCCGCTTGAGAATCTCCAGGTACTGCACGCCCTGCTGGAGGCCCTGGTACCCGCCCTCCAGGTTCTCGACCCTGGCGTCCTTGGGGAGGCCCGCCCAAATCTTCTTCGCGCCGCGCTCCAACTGGGACGCCTTCGCGCCCGTGATGATGGTGATCGGCTCGGCGTGGTAGTTGATGATGTCGGCCAGGGCGGTGCTGATCTCGTTGTACTGCCGGTTCAGGCCGATGATGTCCTGGCAGTCCGGCAGGCCCCACGGCGAGCCGGACACGGGCAGGTTCGCGATATGGACGATGGGCACCATTCCGATGGGATTGGGCCGCGAATCTATGAGTTCGTCGTTGAGGTATTCCTCAATCGTGTTATCGGTGAGAATCTCCGTGTAGGTGAATACCTGGCGGGTTCCTTCTAGCGAGGTTCCCCAGAAACGGTATTTGACCTTGCACCGCAGCATTCTCGTTCTGTCGTGCGGGTGCCATTCGGGGAAACAATGGGCAGCGTTGAGGGGGAGGATTCGCACCTTCCCTGGCACGAACACGCCGATGTCGTCATATCGCGGCTCCTCGTAGGCGACCTTCACGAAGCAATCCCCCGACACCGATCCCTGCTGCCCCATCTCCAGCAGGACCGACTCCTTGTTGTTGTCCTTGGTCCAGACGCGGTGCAGCAGGTCCGGCAGGATTCCCGAGGTCTCCTCGGCGGTCTCGAAGTGGATGCCCTTGCCGAAGGTGAACCTGTTCACGTAGTCGGTGAAGGCTCGGTAGAAGTTGGCCGTGTGCTGGTGCTCGCCCACCTCGCGGCGGTGGCTCCAATGGTGGCCCAGGTACAGCGCCCAGTTTATTCAATGCATAGCGATTGAGACGGGGGCCATGAACCTCGAATCAAAACTCCTCGTCGGCGAGTTCAACCAAGCCGAGAGGAGAGATGTTCAGCACGAGGTCCGTACCGGCTGCGCGATACGTTGGACTTAGGAAATCAATGCCAGACATTGTTTGGGCATCACCTCCCAGGTCACGCGGTCGCCCGCACCGGACACGCTCATCACCTTACGGCAAGCGATTCCACCAGTAGACGACAAACGTGATCGAAGTCCACACGATCCAACGGAGCCGTCTCAGTGTGGCCGAACTGGGGCATCTGCTCCTTGGACGCTCCCTCCGGCACACCAGTGGCTCTCCAAAGATCGAGAACGGCCTGTTCAGCCCTACGCACCAGGAGTCCCGTTCCTTCGAGGACCAGCATCATCTCCCACCCGTGGGAGGAGTGCTGCGCCAGCCGCATCGACCCCTTCTTGGCGATGCCGACCTTCGCAGCGTTCAGCCCTTCATGGCGGATCAGGTAGATGATGGCCGGATCATCCGGATGGATTCCATACTCCCCATCGCAGCCACAGGACTGCGAGTACCTCCGCGTCAGGTTGGAGGTATGAATCTCGGCGGTCTTTCCGCAAGCGCACTGACAGTGCCACATCCCTCTGCCAGATCGGGACAGATGAGAACGTCGGACTACGGTCCATGACCCGAACGTCTCTCCTTCGAGATGGAGGGAGAACCGCTGGGAGGTGGCTTCATCGCGGATGCATCCGCAAGAACGAACCGGAGCATGTTCCCGCATCAGGTGATCAGAACGGAGAACCGTCGTCTCACCGCAGTCGCATACACACTTCCAGAACGCCCGAGTGCTGTTCGGTCTCTTCTCGGCCCGCTCCACCACGACGAGCCTGCCGAATCTACGTTCGGTGAGGTCGATTATCCTTGACACTGGGTTGCCTCCTCAACAGGCGATCCACCGGCCCTTGACCGTTCCAGCGGTCAGGGGCCTTTTCTATTACAACGATTATGGATTATCCATCATTTCTGAATAGGGGGTGATTTACGTCTCACCGCCCTTTCTTGCTCTCCCCCGCGTACCTGGCCCGTACCGATGCCTTCGCCTTCGCCTCACTTGTAGAAGAACCCACCACCTTGCCGGTGTCCTTCCGCACGATCTTCACCGGCTTCGGACCCTTGCCGGTGCTCTTCACCGAGTACGGCACCTCATCCTCCGAACTGGTCTTGGTTCAGGTTCCGAGGCCCCATCCCGCCCATGCCTTTACTTCGGAGCCGGTCGGTGACCCTCGGGTAGAGATACGCTCCGGCTGCACTTCCGACAGCGGCGGTCATCGCCACCCCTCCGACCCCAGCCGGTGACAGCGCGAGAGCGGCACCCCCCGCGTACGCGGCCCCGAGAGCAGCACCGGCTCCGGTGTCGAAGTGGCGGGAGAGCGCCGTCCTCTTCATCAGAACCTCTTCGTGGTCGGGGTCGGCTTGGTCGGCTTCCCAGCGGGGGTCGGCTTGGTCGGCTTCGTCGCCCCTGGTGCCTTGGTGGCCGGACGGCCCGCCTTCGGCTTGGGGAGGGGGGCGACCGGCTTGATCGGCTGGATCGGCTTGACGGTGCTGTTCTTCTGCGCCTGGGCCTTACCGGACATCTTCTTCTTCGCCTGGTTCACAGGGTTGGTCGGCTTCCCCGAGGGCTTACCGGCGCTCGCCTTCGGGGGCTTCCCCATGCTCTGGAACATCGGCATCGGCTACCGGCGGTTGCCGCCGCCGCGCCTGTTGCTGGAAGCGGGTGCGGCACCGTTCGCTCCACCGGATGCCACGGTACGGCCAGCCCGCTTGATCTCACTGCCGGTCGTCCGGACTCCCTGCTTGACCGCCTGCGATCCGGTCTGACCAGTGCCACCGCCAGCCGAGCGGTTGCCGGACCCCTGCCCCTGACCGCGCTTGTAGGTGGGGGCGGACGGACCCTTCACCTTCGGCTTCGGCTTCTCGACCTTGGTGGTGGTCTTGGTGTAGCCGGAGGAGCGGTTGCCGGAGCCGACGCCGCCGACCTTGCGCTTCGTGGTCGTGGTCTTCGTCCCCGACGTGTCGGTCATCGACACGGAGGTCGCCTTCGGCTTGCTTCCAGGACGTGGCATCGTCGTCTCCCAGGCTGGTCCGGTTGCTCCGACGGTACTGACGGAAGGACCGGCGGCGCAGCATGAACGTCAGGCGACCCGAGGCTCCAGCATCCCGAGGTGGACCCGCTTCTCGTCCTCCTCGATGTTGCCGTAGAGGGCGTTGAGATCGTCCGCGCCGAGGTGGTGGTCGGAGATCACGGTCAGGACGAGTTCATCCCCGACGACCTTCGCCCCGTGGATGCGGACCCCCTCCGGAAGTTGCAGGAGGTCTTCAGCGAAGACGTTCTCGATGTGGATGAAATGCACGCTATCGGCCATGACCAGCACCCTAGCGGCACATCACTTCCTCTTCTTGCCCTGTCCCTTCTTCGACCGCTCTTCCGCCTCGCGCTCGCGCTCGCCCTGCTTGGTCTCCCGCCCGCTCTTGTCGTGGCGGGTGTCCTTCTTCTTGGAGTCCACGAAGATGCCGCCGCGCTTCACATACTCGTTGTGAATCCACTTCGACGCGGGGATCGACGGGTACGCCTCGAACCGCTGCCGCGCCTCGTTCTGGAGCATGGCCCAGAGCCTGGGGTTCTGCGGGACGAGGTTCTGCTTGTGCTGCGGGTCGCTCTGCCGCCGTCCGTACGGATCGACGGCCATGATCTACTCGCCACCCTTCGCGCCCATACCACCGAGGCTACGCAGTCTGGTCCTCGGCGGCTGGGTCAACGCATCCTCGACGGACCATCCGGAACGGAGCCTGGACTCCAACGCTTGGTAGGAGATCGAGCATCGTTCATCGTCCGCCCAATCGGCCATGCACTTCGTCTCACCGAAGATGGTGAGCATCCTGGCCCTGCGGGTGTTCCGCAGATTCGTCCTGGCATCCACGATTCGGCAGTTCTCCGGAGAGTACGGGCCGTCGTTGTCGATGCGGTCGATCTGGAGGCTCCGGTTCCACCCGTTGGCCAGCGCCCAGTCCCTGAACACGCCGTAGTCGTCCCACTCCTCGCAGACCTTGATGCCACGACCGCCGTATCCGGCCCAGGACTTCCTTCTCGGATTGTTGCATCTGTCCCGCATCCCGCGCCATATCCGGTTGAGCGGGTCTCGATGACCACCGTGCTTCGTAAAGGTCTCCGCTACACGGTCCCTCTGGAAGCAGCCGCAGGACTTCCCCTGGAACTTCCCTCGAAAGTTGGCTGTGAACTCGGTCCCACAATCGCAGAGAGCGGGGAATCGTGCCTCCCCGCTCTTCATGCGGATGAACGGCCCGTTGATAACGAACCGCTCATGCCTATGCCCGACTAGTACGTCCGCTGCTCTCACACAGCCAATCGTATATTACGGACGTACCTTATCAATCATTGATCACAGCGGGGGAAGGCCGGTTCTGGCGTCCACCGGAGCGGTAGACCTCCTCGTACCGGACCTCGGCAG